ATGGTCAAAACAAAGATGGAGCTGGATTACTTAAAGCTGGTAATGGTGGATATGGAATACACGCAGGGGCTGACCTTGCTGATTCTACAGCTGCTGTAGCTTTAGATTCTAGTGCATTTGGTAAAACTTTTTGGTGTCTTCTTGATGGAGCTGCTAAAACAGTTACTTTACCTGCTAGCGTTGGAAAAGATGATATTGGTAAACAGATTAAAATCTTGCAAAGAGTAGATTTAGTTGCAAGTGGTGTTCTTACAATATCAGCAGGTTCTAGCAATACATGGGCTGCTAATAGTTATGCATTAGGAGTTGCAATTGATGAGTTCCGACCAGCGGAAGCAAATAATACAATCACAATAACTGGAGCTAATACAAATTCTGCATGGGGTGAAAATTCATCTCTTACAGCAACTGTAGTAGGCGAAGGTGAATATATGGTTGAAATAGATGCTCGAGCTCTTGGTAGTGGAAATGATGGAATTGCTTTTTCGACTGTCTAACAAATAAAAAATATATGGGGGACTTCGGTCCCCTATATATAAAGGTAAAATATGGCAACAACAACAATAGCAGCTGAAATAGCAGACATAACAGGAGAAACTGCTGATGCAGATTT